CTCAGCACGTGATACTCCTAATTTTTCTTTTAGGATATCATAAACAGGTAGACCTCTATCAGCCAACCTATCAAGGTTCATAAGTTCAACGGTTTGTGATTGTAAACTTCTTGTGTATAAGTCTGTAATTGCCGTTAAGGAACCTATTTGATCTGTTGTAACAGCGGCCGCATCAGTGAATGTTGTTAATAATTCTTCACTGGGTTCTAGACCATTGGATACAAGTTTTGTATAAGTGGTAGCAAGTTCTTCAACACCAAATTGTGTTTTGGTTGCAAATTTAGCAACATAATCAAAAGCCTGAGCACCTGCTTGGGCACTACCCGTGACTGATTTAAGTGTTGTTCTTAAATCCTCATAACGTGCTGTGGTATTAACAATACCTCTAATTAAATTTCCACCACCAATGGTTGCCAAAGCGGCAGAAGCCGCGGCCGCAACCCTGTTGATACCCAATAGGCCACCATTAAGGGATTTTAATCTTCCTTGTATCTTACCTAATCCAGCACTTACCCTATCTACGAGGCGGATTTCTATGTTTTGTGCCACTCGTCATGCTCCTCTTTTGTTCTTGCGCCTGCAAATTAAAATATGCAGTCCACATCTGTATTTCCAGGACACTGAGTTGAGCAACCTCTTCCAAACTTTTGCCTATCGTTTCGCCAATTTTGCAAAGCAATAGGAGTTCAGTGTCCTCTTTTAGTTTTTTTCTACGTCCTCATATTCTGAAGTTGCAGAATTTAACTCAGTTGCTATGCGTAAAAGAACGGCAGGATCAACTTCATTCATAAGTGTCATTTTATCCGCTGGTGAAAACAATTTTTTGCCTTCAGGATTTAATGACTTGAGAATGATTGATTCTACAAGTGCTTCTACGGTCTTGCCTGCTTGTTGCAATTGAATGATTTTTGACTCAGTTGCAAAACTATGTGCAGGTTTGTAATAGATGTCCATTTTCCATTCATTAATGGTCATCTTTCTTAAATCACCACCAAGTTTTTCCTTGAAGTGACCTTTTGCATTTTCCAATATTGGATTCATTGTATATTTCTCCTATTGATCTCCCTAATGGTAGGCCCTACTATACCGTTAGGTGCTTGTTTTGAGTGACCTCTTTCAAGTTCGTCAATATAGGGCACGCGGTTTACAACGCTGTAACCATGAGAACGTTTTTCCGTTCTCCACCCGCGCCTTGCACGACCTTTATCAATTGGTGTTTTACCAACAGCAACTGATTTTGTTTCATTAGCCACCCTGGCAATAAATTGATCTAATTCTCGTTCTAGACCAGCCATTGCCTGCTGGATACCTCTAACTTGTATCTTCAGCATTTGTTTTCCTAATTAGGCAGTTACTTCATGTCCCAAAGCGCCTGTGCCTTGGAATGCAACCGTAACCGTAATTAGATCATCGTATGATGCAGTTCTTGACACTGATGTGATAAGAACTTTACCTGTGTATTTTTCATTACCAGCATCAGTTGAAGTCCATAATTCAATGAAAACATCATCGTCATATGAAGGATCAAATAAGTTTCTGTGTGATGAAAATTCAGTTGTATCAAATACACACTCTAAAGAACCTGAGAATTGGTGTAAACCATTCAAATAAGTTCTTGCGCCACCTGATGAAAATGAAGTATTTTCAACGGTATCTTTAGTGTGATCTAAAGTCCAAGAGCGAACACTTGCTACAGAAGTTTCGCCCGCAGAGTCAGTTCCAAAGTAAACTGCACCCTGTTCGCCAGTTAAATTAGCCATTGCTATTCTCCTCTGTTAAGTTGTTGCGGAAATAATTCTCGTTATCCACTTCGTCTCCGCTCTCTTCCGTAGTGAATTCTTTAGTATCTTCTTTTTTTATTACTTCTGCCTTGGCTGATACTTTGGCCTTGACAGATTTCTTAACGCCTGGTGTGCCTGTTGACCAACCATTTGCTAAAAACTTGTTTAATGCTGAATCATCAATCCATTCAACAGCACCATCTTTATAAACTTTAATGCTCATTATACTTCTCCTTTTGTGAAGACATATTTTACTTCAACAATCATGCTAAATTCACCCAATGGTGGTATTCTATTTTCTACTATAACTTCTGTTACATGGGTGGTTACCGCTTGTCCATTTATTTCTCTATTTCTAGCATTGTTGAGTGTTTCTTCTATTCTTTCAATAAGATTATTTCTTTTTTCATCAACGCTCATGGCAATACCTTCTCTACCATCTGAACGGACAAATCCTCTTATGTTAATACTAATGGTTCCTTGGCGTTTACCACCAAACGCTATATCTTCTCTGATTTCATTTCCTGTGGTTACCAATAGTGCTGGAAATTGTCTCATTGAAAGTTTTTCTAGGTCAAAAGGTTCGCGTGTGACAAAGGCAGGTCTTGGAGGAGCCATATCCTTCAAGATATCAATAATATTTGTAATTGCTGTTTCGCGTGTGCTCATTAACTACTACCTTTTTAGGCGTAGATAATGCTGTGGTTCTTTTTCTCTGTCTTCAATTGTGCCAGAGGAATCCAAATCATATTCTACCCCATCTCTTAAAACTAAATCAAATTCTCTTTCGTATTCTTTTCTGTAGAACTCCATTTTGTTTTGATAAACATCTCCGTCTACTTCAAATTTTGCTAGTTTAGGAAGGATATGAAAACCTAATGCGTTGTATACTGCACAGGTTGTCCACTGGCTTGTTGTAAGCAAATCTTCATTCATTTCAACTGAATTTGCTCCAAGGTAATTCATATCATAAATGCCAATCTGCTGTGTAGGCCACCATTTGATTCTGATGTCTCTAACCACGTCTGCGTTGGCTCTTGTTATTTCGTTGGTAAAATCTGGTAATCCATATTCCAGTATGTCTGGTTCATATTCACGGATATCAGATATTGTGCATAGACTTATAGCCATAAATGGGTCCACCCCTTTCAATTATAATATAGTGCAGGTCCTTCCTACTACTAATAATATTTATACGAAATGCATAACATTACACTAAAAAAGCCGTATAATTGAAAATCATATAAAAAGAAAGGGCGACATAAAGCCGCCCTCTCCATTGCTACCTGTAAAGGTTTAACTAAACTAAGGTATTAGTAGTTAGCGTCAACCGTAATACCTACACCGTAACCTGGTCTAGATGAATTACCATCCATTACACCACCTACGCCGTAAGCAACTGATGCAACCCACTCTTCACCACGAACTGAAGGAACTCTTAAGTTCTCAATTCTGATGTCACGTTTTAAAACGTATGCGATTGCGTCTTCGTTGAAGATACCACCAACTTGGTTACCTGCTGAGTCATTCTCTGCAACGACCGTGCTTTCCACTAGTGTTATGCCCCCCACAACACCAACTATGCCTTCTCTAAGTGCAATATTACCCACATCTGATAGATTTGGAATTGTATTAGCACCTAAGTTAGCAAGTTGTTTCTTCAAGTTGAAGATTTGCTTAGGATGGAACACACCGTAGTATGGTCCAGGCGCTTTGTTTGATCTCAAAATAGAACCCGCTTGGAAAATTAGGTCAGCAGTTAATTCTGTGCCTGATCCACCAATTTGGTCTGAGAATGTTGAGAATAAGTTAGCAAGATCAGTATCAATCTTTTCTGCTAAACTATTACCCATTTGCTTACCTAGTGCCGCCGCTAAATCTTCAGTTGCCGCTTCTCTTGCTAGGTCAGTTAATGTAACCATTACACCTGCTTCTGCACAAGAAATTTCCTTGCTTAGAGTAGTGTATTCTGTGTTTGTTAGTGCTGTGCCATCTGCCACGCCTGCTGACGCGATAGTTGGGAACACTGGGATTTGTGCAGTTAAGCCTGGAGTTCCAACCATGTTTACGTTGCGAACTAGTGGGCGGATAACTGCTCTTTCGTTCATTACATACTGAGCCGCTTGCACCATATTGGCATATAACGTGCTAGTAGTTGAACTTGTAGTTTCTTGAGCCATTTGCTTTCTCCTATTAAGTTAAATGTTATCTAAACTTATAGTTTAACACCTTTGTTACGCATTGATTCAGCAAATTGCTGTCTATGCCTAGGGTTATTCATATCCAGTTTAGATATA